TATGGTATCCCAATAAATATGGGAAAACCCTATGAAAGAAGACATCTGCCTTGACAACTCTGAATGGTATGATAGAATTCTCAACAAAATCTTAGACGAGTATCATGACGACCCCGAATTGGATCCACAATTCTGGGAAATCCCAGAAAAGAAAACTGAAACCTCAGGCGATGAGAGCAAGGCGTGAAGCACTGCGCCACTTCAAGAAGCGTCACACCACCTCCCGGAAACGGGAGGTTTTTTCGTATTATGGATTCAGTTGAGACAAAGGCATGGCAATTTCCCAAGAGATCAAAGGCAACCTTGCCCGTCTGCTGGCAATGGAGGATCTCATCATTGAGCACAAGAAAGTTGAGACTGCACAGTTTAATGTCCAGACTCGGGTCCTGACTCTTCCGCAATGGGAAAAGGCATCCAACGTTGTATACGATATGTTGGTTGGCCATGAGGTTGGTCATGCTCTGTATACTCCCAATAAGGTGCTCCCTAAAGATATTCCCCATTCATTTGTCAATATCGTAGAGGATGCTCGTATTGAGAAACTGATGAAACGGAGGTATCCTGGAATTGCTAAAAGTTTCTATGGCGGATATGCTGAGTTAGCAGAAAAGGATTTCTTCCAACTGGAAGATGAGGAGATTGGCGAGATGAATCTTGCAGATCGTGTTAATCTGCAGTTTAAGATTGGTAACCACACTGACATTCCCATCGAGAGTGGTGAGGAAACAGAAATTGTCAATAAGATTGCTGATACAGAAACCTTTGATGATGTTATTGCTGCAGCAAGAGAATTGTATTCATACTGCAAAAAAACTCAGGATGAAGAAATTCCTCCTGAAGTGAAAGCAAACCATAGTGATTCTGGAGAATCTTCTGATAATGTAGAGTCTGAAGAGGAGGAAGATAGTGTAGAGCAGCAACCTGAGAGTCGAGAAAGTCAAGAAGATGATACCGATGTCTCCGAGGATACTACTGATAGTGCTGGGAGTGATGAGCCTCAGGTCCGCACTGTTGAAAATCTTGAGGAGAATCTGAGAGATCTGACTTCAACCTATGGTGGGGATACAATCTATTCTGAAATTCCAGATCTCAATCTAGATACAATTGTCGTAAAAAACTCTGATATCCATGCTGAGATTGATAAGTTTAATGATTTAAATGTTGAAGCAGGTGGTCATGAGGTCTTCAATGATCCAGATTCTTCGTATCGAGAATTTAAAAGGGGTGCTTCTAAGGAAGTAAATTATCTGATAAAGGAGTTTGAATGTAAGAAAGCAGCAGACTCCTATGCAAGATCTTCTACGTCTCGTAGTGGGGTGCTCGATTGTAGCAAACTTCATACATACAAATACAATGAAGATCTTTTCAAAAAGATTACTACTGTCCCGGATGGTAAAAACCATGGACTGGTGTTTGTCTTGGATTGGTCTGGATCTATGTCTACGGTTTTGTCCAATACTCTGAAGCAGTTATATAATCTGATTTGGTTTTGTAAGAAGGTTTCTATTCCTTTCGATGTGTATGCTTTTACAAACGATTGGAATCGTAGTCATTGGGATCCCAAGACTAAAAACTATATTGGTGCAGATCTGAAACCCCACTATGAGAAAGATGCTGGACTTCTGTCTGTCAACGATGAATTCAATATGATGAATATATTGACAAGTCGGGTGCAGTCGAAGCAACTTGAGAAACAAATGATGAATATCTGGAGGATTGCTCACTACTATGGTAATAATGGATGTCTATTCACCATTGCTGATAGGATGCAACTTTCTGGCACTCCTCTGAATGAAGCTCTTATTTCTCTGCATAAGATTCTTCCCAAATTCCAAAAGGATAATAAGGTCCAGAAGGTCCAGTGTATTGTATTGACTGATGGTGAAGCAAATCAACTCCCTTGTCATCGGGAATATTCTCGCGACGGAGAAACCTGGATTGGTGAGCGTTATATTCATCACCGGGATGGTTATCTCCGTGACCGTAAGTTGGGCACAACTGCCAAACTTGGATTTAAGCATTATGAATTTACTGATACTATTCTCCATAACCTGAGAGGTAATTTTCCTACGGTGAATTTCATCGGCATTCGGGTTTTGCCTCCGCGTGAAGCATTGTTATTCATCAAATGCTATTACGAATATGGCAATGATGATTATGATAAAGTTCTTACTCAGTGGAGAAAACTCCGCAGTTTTACGATTAAGAAATCTGGTTATCACGCATACTTTGGTATGGCCTCTTCAAATCTATCTGAAGATGTTGAATTTGAAGTGCGTGAAAACGCAACAAAGGCACAGATCAAGAATGCATTCATCAAAAGTCTGAAGACCAAGAAGATGAATAAAAAACTGCTGTCCGAATTTGTTGAGTTGGTCGCCTGACGGACTGTCCACTCTGCCTCTGACCTTACCCCACCCTGCTCTATAATAACTCTGTTGAAACGAAAGCAAATGACTCTCACCATCGACCACATCTACTCCTCCCTTCAAGATCTGTATGGAAACAATATTTCTTCTGCAGACATCAAGGCATGGTGCAAAATGAATGGTTGCAATTATCAAACCGTTACTAAAAAGATGGAAGACTTCAAGGTAGGTCGTGGTAAGTGGAATCTGGAAGTAACGAAAGAGACAGTAGAAGAGTTGGAAGTGACGTATAATGCTCCTGCTGCACACAACCTTATCCCTCAAAAAGATGATACCTTCGTCCGCTTTGGTAACTTCACAGATATTAAAAAGATTATTGATTCCCGTTTATTCTATCCGACGTTCATTACGGGTCTCTCTGGTAACGGTAAAACGTTCTCGGTTGAGCAAGCGTGTGCTCAACTTGGTCGGGAAATGATCCGCGTCAACCTGACGATTGAAACTGATGAAGATGACTTGGTGGGTGGTTTCCGGCTTGTTGATGGGAATACTACATGGCACAATGGTCCAGTCATCGAAGCACTTGAGCGAGGAGCAATCCTCCTTCTGGATGAGATCGACCTTGCCTCCAACAAAATCCTCTGTCTTCAATCCATTCTAGAGGGCAAGGGTGTCTTCCTGAAAAAGATTGGTAAGTTTGTGAAACCCAAAGCAGGTTTTAATGTGTTTGCAACTGCCAATACCAAAGGAAAGGGTAGTGAGGATGGTCGCTTCATCGGCACTAACGTTCTCAACGAAGCATTCCTTGAGCGTTTCCCTGTAACCCTTGAGCAAGAGTATCCAACCCCTACCAATGAGGCAAAGATTCTGAAAAAGGTTGCTGACTCTCTGAATGTAAACGATGACGATTTTATTACTCGTCTTGTTGATTGGGGTGACATTATCCGCAAGACTTTCTGTGATGGTGGTATTGAGGAGATCATCTCCACTCGTCGTCTGGTCCACATCATCCGTGCTTACAGCATCTTTGATAACAAGGCAAAAGCAATCGAAGTTTGCATAAACCGTTTTGATGATGAGACTAAGCAGGTATTCATGGAGCTCTATGATAAGGTTGATGTTGACTTTGTGATGCCTAATGAAGATCAGCAGAAAGAATGTCTTGACGAGCACAACTTCTCCTGATATAATATGACTAATGCATGGGCCTTTTTATTTGATGAGTTAAACATGAGCGAAAAACATTCTTCCCACTATTACGACTTTAATCGTAATAGGTCTGGTATTAATACTGTAAATTGTGATGGGTTTTCTATCTCTACTGCAGATGAGAATGACTGGAATGATTTCTGGTCTTCCACCGAAAACGACGGTATTATTGGATCTGCTGGAATTGATGCAATCCCTACAAGCAATAGATTTAATCTTGATATGAAAAACGATAAAATTGAATTGAATCTAGAATCCACAGAAAAGAATGGATTCTGGAAGTATGAAGAAGATCTAACTATGAAAGAGGTCCGTGACTACCTCTCTTCAACATATCAGTCACACTACACCTCTAAAGAGTCTAAGACTCAGACTCTTGATCTGATTGAAGGTATTGGTGATGCAGAACCTTTCTGTAGATCTAATGCTATCAAATACCTGTCTCGTTTTGGTAAGAAGAATGGAAAGTCCAAACAAGACATTCTAAAAGCAATTCACTATTGCATTCTCCTCTATCATTTCTCTGGACTTCACAAGCAACCTAAAGGTAATTATGAAACTTTCTGATAAAACTCTTTCATTCCTCAAAAAC